CGGAGTCACCGAAAAGTTTCTCGCAAGAGGATCTGGACGCGGCTATCGGGAAGAGGCTTGCAAGAGAGCAGAGGAAGTGGGAACGCGAAGCACGGCAGGCCGAAGCACCAAAGCCCGTCCCTGTGGAGCATGTTACGCCGGAACAGTTTACGACGACCGAGGAATACGTTGACGCATTGACGACTTCCAAGGCGCAACAGATTGTTCAGCAGCAACAGTACGCGAAACAGCAACAAGAGTTGCTTGGTAGCTATCACGAAAAGGAAGAGGATGCGCGTGGCCGGTACGAGGACTTCGAACAAGTTGCGTACAACCCCAAGCTGCCGATTACCAACGTGATGGCCCAGACGATTCAGGCTGCGGATAACGGCCCGGATATTGCATATTATCTCGGCACGAATCCAAAGGAAGCTGACCGCATTGCCCGACTCACGCCGATCTTGCAGGCTAAAGAAATAGGACGATTGGAAGCGAAGGTTGCTTCCGAACCCGCTACAAAACGTACATCCAGCGCACCCGCGCCGATTTCACCCGTCACCGCTCGCGGAGGTCACTCCGGCAGTTTCGATACCACAGACCCAAGGTCAGTTAAAACCATGACCACAAGCCAGTGGATTGATGCCGAAAGAGCACGACAAGTGAAAAAGCAGGAAGCGAGGAACCGCTAACTTCACGGAAGGATAAAAATTTTATATTCGGGAAAGTTCTTAGAAAGTGCTCGCTGTCTGAAAGTAGACGGCGGGATGTTTGCGGCTCTGCCGCCAGCGGCAACGGAAGGGTAAGAAACGCCTTGAAAACTACAGTAAGTGTTGGGCCGATGAACGGCGAGGATGGCGGCTTTTTTAGCCGCAGTCTCTGCGGTGTCTTTGCGCCCAGTACGCCACACACTAAGTTTTTTGCGAGTTTCTTCTGTTCTGATATACCGTCCGTTAACCCCGTTATGTCGATCTCCAAAGTGTTCTTTTGGGGTAAGCCATTCAAGGTTATCGGCATGGTTGTCGGTTTTGTCGCCGTTAATGTGGTGAACGTGTTTTGCTTCATTGGGGTTTTCCACCCAGCACGTCGCTACTACACGGTGCATAAGCCGTTGTCGTCCAATAGCCAGGTATCCATCCCCCCGTTGGGTAGGGGTGTAGGGCTGGTACTTTCTAAGAATTTTCCCGCAGCGCGAAACAGCAAAGATATGGTCGAAAACTCGATACTCGATACCGTCTATATTAAAGCTAATCATGTTGACCTCTTTTTGGGTGATATGAATTTTAATCTTACCACAGACATAAGGAAAAAGCAAAGTGGCTAATTCACTTCTCACAATTGATATGATCACCAGGAAGTCTCTCGAAATTCTTGAGAACAACCTGGTCATCTCCCGCAACGTCAACAAAGAGTACGACGACAGCTTCGCCGTTGAAGGTGCCAAGATCGGCTCGACCCTGCGGATTCGTCTGCCGGATCGCGCTCTGGTGACCGACGGGGCCGCGCTGCAAGTGCAGGACGACAACGAGCAGTACACCACGCTGACGGTTTCCAGCCAGAAGCACATCGGCATCAACTTCACTTCCGCCGAACTGACCATGCAGTTGGACGATTTTGCGGAACGTGTTCTCAAGCCGCGTATCAGCCAATTGGCCGCAAGCGTGGACGCTGATGTTGCCAACGCGTACAAGTCGATCTTCAACACCGTTGGCACTCCCGGCACCACGCCAGCAACCGCTCTGGTTCTGCTGCAAGCGCAACAGAAACTGAACGAGTCGGCTGCGCCTATGTCGCCGCGCTACGCAACTGTCAACCCTGCCGCTAACGCTGGGCTGGTGAACGGTCTGTCGGGCTTCTTCAACCCGCAAAGCACGATCTCCCGCCAGTTCAAGACCGGCATGATGGGTGAGGGCGTTCTCGGCTACGACGAAATGAACATGTCGCAGTCGATTGTCAACCACACCACGGGCAGCCGCGCAGGAACCATTCTGGTAAACGAAACGGTCGCCACCCAAGGGCAAGCCACCATTACCCTTGATGGCCTTACCTCGACCACCACAGTCACTGTGGGCGATGTGTTCACCATTGCTGGCGTGTATGCGGTCAACCCGCAGACCCGTCTTAGCACCGGTAGCCTGCAACAGTTTGTGGTGACCGCAGCGCAAACAGCGTCCGGTGGTGACATGGCTAACATGGCGATTTCGCCGCCCATGTACACGGCTGCAAATGCGCTGGCGACCATCGATGCGTTCCCAGCTAACAACGCTGCGGTGACGTTCGTTGGAACCGCGTCAACCGTGTACCCGCAAAACTTGGTCTACCACAAGAACGCGATCACGCTGGCTACGGCTGACCTCTTGCTCCCGCAAGGTGTCGATATGGCTTCGCGCCAAGTGCATAACGGGATCTCGATGCGTATCGTGCGTCAGTACGATATCAACAACGACCGTATGCCTTGCCGGGTTGATGTGCTGTATGGTTTCAGCACCATCCGCCCGCCGATGGCTTGCCGTATCTGGGGTTAACCAAAACGCCCCCGCCTAGCGCGGGGGCAATTCAATCTTTCAGGAGAAGCAATCATGGCACTTCCTTCAGTTGGTGGCGGCTATCAGTTCACTGATGGCAATACGAATGAACTGGAAATCGACACCCAAGCAGCACCCCAAACGGCAACGTCCACGGCAACTTTGTCCACCACGCAAGTTTTGGGTGGTCTGTTGGTAGTAGATCCAACGACTACAGCCTCAAGTCTTACCATGCCTACGGCAACCGCAATCGACGCGGTAATGACCAACATGAAAACCAACAGCACGTTCAGGCTGACGGTAATCAACATTGGCACCAGCACCGGCTTGGTTACGATGGTGGTTGGCACAGGCATTACTGCTGTTGGCAACCTGGTTGTGGCTATCACCGGCAGCGCGGCTGGCGTTGGTGGCGCGGCGCAGTTCCTGTTCCGCAAAACCGGCACCGCAGCCTACACCGTGTACCGTGTAGCCTAAGTAACACCCGCCCCTTAGCAATAGGGGGCGGGATTTGGAGAAGATCATGGTCATCTACATGCGGCATCCCGTCCACGGCACCAAGGTCGCTATTGCAGAGGCCGAAGCCGAAGCCGATGCCAAGAACGGTTGGGAACGCTATGACGCAGGTTCGTTGCTGACACCTAGCGAATCCGTCCTGAACGAATTGGCTAAACCTCGCGGGCGCCCGCGTAAGGAACTCGCGGCATGACCACTTCCGCTGGCGATCAGATCAACGGAGCGTTGCGCCTTATCGGTCAATTGGCCGAAGGGGAAACGCCTTCTGCGGCGACTTCCGATGACGCGCTGACCGCGCTGAACCAGATGCTGGATAGCTGGTCGGCTGAACGCCTGTCCGTGTTCTCAACGCAAGACCAAGTGTTTACCTGGCCTTCCAATACCGCAACGCGAACGCTCGGGCCTACGGGTAATTTTGTCGGCAACCGACCCGTACTGGTGGACGATTCAACGTACTTCGTCGATACCAGCAACAACATCAGTTTTGGCATCAAGCTGATAAACCAGCAGCAGTACAACGGTATTGCGGTAAAGACAGTCACCAGCACCTATCCGCAAGTCATGTTCGTGAACATGAAAATGTCGGATATTGAGATGACTGTGTACCCGGTGCCAAGTAAAGCGTTGCAGTGGCACATCATTAGCGTTACCGAGTTGGTCGAACCGGCTACGTTGGCGACCACGTTGGTGGTGCCGCCCGGTTATTTGCGCTGTTTCCGATTCAATCTGGCGGCTGAGATTGCTGCCGAGTTTGGCGTGGAGCCGCCGCCCCAAGTGCAGCGGATCGCCATGTCCTCCAAGCGCAACATCAAGCGGATCAACAACCCCGACGATGTGATGAGTTTGCCGTACAGCATCGTGGCAACCCGCCAGCGGTTTAATATCTACAGTGGGAATTACTAACATGGCTAATATTGCAATTTCTGCTCTCCCCGTTGCCGCTTCACAAGCTGGCGCTGATGTGCTGCCGATTGTTCAGGCATCAACCAGCACGACCAAGCAACTGTCGGTTACGCTTTTGTTTACCAGCCCAACATTCGTCACGCCAGCACTGGGGACGGTTGCCAGTGGCAACATCAGCGCCTGCACCAGCACTTCGATGGCGTTGACCACGCCTAGTATCGGCGCGGCGACCGGCACCAGCCTTAGCACCACGGGCAACCAGGTCATCAGCAGCACCGGCAAGCAAGGTTACGCTACTGGTGCGGGTGGAACGGTTACACAAGCCACTAGCAAAGCCACGGGCGTGACGTTGAGCAAATCAACCGGCCAGATTACGCTGAACGCCGCCGCACTTGCCTCAGATACCACGGTCAGCTTTACGTTGACCAACACGGTCATTGAAGCTGGTGACATTCTGATAATGAACCACATCAGCGCAGGCACTGCCGGTTCGTACCTGCTCAATGCTCAATCTGCGGCGGGTTCGGCCAGCATCAACGTGCGAAATATCACCGCCGGTTCGTTGAGCGAGGCAATTGTGATCGCCTTTGCGGTTATCAAAGCGGTCACGGCGTAATTGAAAACGCCCATTCTCGGCGGCAGTTATGTTGCTCGGTCAATCAATGCGGCAGACAACCGCATGGTCAACCTTTTT